GAATTTAAGAACCGAAATATCACGCGATTGATTTGATACTTTCTTCCAGTAAATTCTCCGCCTTGCGCAGGGATATTGGGATTAAGTGTTTCGATATCTGAGTAATAAGGAAGGCCCACGTGGACTTTAGAGTAGCTTGCTCCAAGATTCACAATTCCGTTATGGACAACTTGGTTATCTAAAACATTACCGCCCGCATTGATTGCAACGGTTAATTCATTGAGATGATCAAAACCACTGAGAGAAGTGGTCCCCACCCCCTCGTAAGTAATACCACAATCAACAAAATACTGATCCGCAGGATCGGTTGATATTGTTCTCTTCAACATTCGTTCAATATATCGGCGGTTCCCACGGTTAACGACAAACCAAACTTCATCAACTCCATTCCCAGGGATTGAGCATATGGATTCAAATGAACCTGCTGTCTCATGAATAGACCAAGCCAATACTTCTTGCTCTCTCATATAAGTCAGGCAAAGCAATTTCCCATCACTTCTGACGAGCCAAAGAAGGCTAAAAGGTTCCTTCTGATAAGCTGCTCCAACGATGTCGTAACCTTTAAACAGATGGGGAGCAAATACGCTGATATTCTCGCTATCAAAAGTGTCTGTGAAATATTGATAGGCCATATCACGAACGGTTGTCCCTTTTGGTTCAATAAAAACAATTCTGTTCCCAATCATTATGGGGTCATTGTTTCCAACACCGCGTAAGCCTTGGAGCTTTGTGAATACGGTACTTGGGGTAATAGCCGCACCTTGGTCTCCTGCGACAGTCCACTCAGATGAACCCGTGAATGCTAAACAGGATGAAAGGAAAGAGAAGATTGATTTAATGGGATTGATTTGGCGATTGGTTAAATTGACAGAAATACCATCCGAATCAACCAAGGGGGTGCTTCTTCCGTAATCGTTGTAATTACTTGTTTTGGTTGCCCACACAGTTTGTGGCTCGGACTTTGTTGACGCGTGAACAAGCCTATCTTTGAAGAAAGTAACTGTTCTAGGCCAACCTCTGTATTCTGACCAGGATCCTTCAGCCCAGTCAGTAATAAATCTAGGTGTAGGAAAAAGAACACCAGAAACCAATGTCCCTAACGTATGCCGGGCATCTGTAACAGAAGAAACCTTATAGACAGCAGTTTGTTCAAAAGCGTCGGCATAAAGATTAAATGATAACCCTGTATCCCCAGCATGAGAAACCCACGTGTAAACTACCCTTAGAAAGAATGGATCTCCACCATTGTCTTCATTCCCACTTATATTTAGGTTTTTATCTGCGGTAGATATCGCCCCATATATAGTATTCCAACTGCCCCCATCGTCGATCGACATTTGGACTTGAACTGTCCCAGACCAAATCCCGTATGTTTCAAGACTCCATTTACCTCCGCATTTAAGATTTGGGCTCGTATAGTTTGCAACTTTGCCAGTCGCTGGAAGAACTGTTTTTGGTGTCGTTGTTTTAAGTTGAAATAAGGCTCCGACATGCTTCTGATCAAAATAATCATATGCCGGAGTCCCCGCTGTATCCAACGAATAGGTACTCCCAGAAACTAACCCCAAGCTCATTGATCTAAGCGCATTAGTATTGGACAACATAAACGGACCGTTATTGAAAACGTAATCAGTAAAAGTCCAGTTATTATCTGAAAATCGCTGAAGAACTTTTGGCGGATAATTCGGGTGATCGAGATATAACGTATCCGCAGACTGCGCATACTTAAGAACGTCTAAATCTGATTCACCGTAAGGAGTTGTTATCTCATATGGCATAGGATGAATAACTTCCTGCCAAGATGGGCCAGAATATGGATCCGTTGGATTGTGCCCGAGATTGGAATTAATTCCGCTCTGATAAATCCGGAAGTATCCGCCGTTGGGCGTTATGTCACTCCAAGCTGGACCACTATTTAGTGGGTCATGGTTAAGATTTGAAGAAAGTCCACTTTGATAGATGATGTAACGATGGCCGTCATACCTTTGAACGAGAGCACCAACGGCGTAAGTTGTGGCATTGCTCCAGGTTGCAGGTTGATCTAATACCCACCAAGTTGGCGATGTTGTGGGATCGTGCCCAGTATTGGAATTTTGCAAGCTCTTATAGCGGTACCAATTCATATAAGGGCCTGAAAACACCCCCATAATGACGTAATCGTTTTGGGCGTAGGTATAGCCAACACCCCAAAATGGAATGGTTGTAACGTTCCACCATGTCTGAGGATTTAGGGGATCGTTATTAAAATTGCTGGAGATAAGACTTTTAAAGAGGAGTTGTTTCTTATCGCTCGACCGAATAACAGTGACTTGGTCATTCAAGTTGTATGTTGAAGCATTGCTCCAAGTTGCAATATTCCCCACCCACGATCCATTGTATTGCGTATAAGCATTAAGACTATATGTTGTACCTGCTTGCCATAAGGCAGGCTGATCTAAATCCCAATAGGTGGGGCTTGATTCTGGTTGGTGCCCCGTATTTGAATTCTGCAAACTCTTATATCTGTAATCATCGTTTCCGACTCTTACCACGACATAATCATTAAGAGCATATGTATGTGAGTTGTCGTAGTTGGGAGCAATATTCGTCCAAGGAGGAGTGGGGTTTAATGGATCGTTATTTAGGTTGCTATTAACCAGGCTTTTAAAAGTCTTTGTTTTCCCATCGCTCACCCTCACTTTAGAAACGTAGGCCCCCGAAGCATAAGTCGTTCCTGAATTCCAAGCGGGTAGAAATCCAAGGTCCTGCCAATACGTCGGTGAATTAATGGGTGCAAATCCGAGGTTAAAATACTTGATGCTCTTGAAAAGATGAATGCTATAGACGCCTGGGCTGTCTTGCCCCGTTGCAAGGACATAATCCCCAATGGCGTAATTTGTTGATGAATTCCATGCAGGGATTGTTGCGTTATACGTGTCTTCCAAGATCTGCCCGCCATTTTTAAAGAACCGTATGTATTTGTCTCCAAACTCCAAAACATAAGCATCCGTATCCGAATAGATAAACGGAATCAGCCGGGATTTCTTATTGGTGTATTTGGACATCCCAATAAAATATGTCCCTGGCCTATTTGTAATAGGTCCTTGAGGCAATGGGATAAAGTTTTTCGCGCTCTTAAGGGAGATTGCATATTTCGCGATATCAACCCGTCCTTCTAATTCTGGAGCAATTTCTCCCCCAGCAAACGATGATTGAAGATGCTGGTATCCCATTATCTGACATCCATATAAGCGCTTTTCTGTGGATTAGGGACGTTATCTTCAAACCCATTCACTTTTTGTGCCTCTGAAATGGCCATCGCGTACTTCTCTTCCATGTTGTCTCTTTCTTTTCCGTTCAAAGCTGGACTCATATCGGCGGCGAGGCGATAACTCAAAGCCTTTATAAACATTTGGTCATAGACGGTGGGGTCTGTGATTCTGGCTGTGTATTCGATATAGGCTGGATAAATATTTGTGACTATGACCCTTTCCCCAGTATCAGGTAAATACAGAATTCTGAATTGCTCACTAACGGGAGTCGCATTGGGGATATAGAAGTTTGGCGATGATGGGAAGATCGGATAATCAAATCGAATAGGGTTGTCACGATATATCCGACGGACAAAGACGCATGAACTGGGGTACTGATAAACATATCCCCACCCAGGAACGGTCTCATTGTTTAACGGGACCAATGCATCAATAATCCCAGCGAATGCCCAGGAACAATCTCTTAAACAAGCTTCTAAAGAAAATGAATAGAAATCCTTGGCTACTCTTGCATTTTCCGAATCGTCATCAATCGTTACAATCTTTCTTTGTCCCAATCGTCTCAATGCAATATTGATGATGTCCACAGCCGCTTGAGGATTACTCCCAATACTCGTTGGAGGATTCCCAGGAACGCTGGCAATACTAACACCCTGAGAATTCCCGTTTGCAATTGCAGGAGCATCTGAAATCTGAGGGCCAACCAAAGTGTCTCTGATCTCATAGATAATTTCAGTTGCTGGGACTGACAAGCTGGCAGTTGGGGGCATCACGCGGTAATAACCAGGTGACACCTCAGGAATTAATATGGCGTAATTGACCCAGTTTGCGGAACTATAGTTTTCGTAAGCCTCAGTGACCGTGTTGTAATACTTGGCAGTTAATGAAGCGAGAGAAGATCTAAAGGCATATATCTGTCGTCCGACTTGGTAATTAACTTCTATTGGATTAGCCATATTTATCCTTTAAAAAAAGTGCAGAAGGGAGAGAAAGGGAAAGAACTCCCTTCCGCAAAGTTATGTTGTTTTTGGTTTGCGGCCCGGTTTCTTTCTCCCAGTTCTTTTTTCATACTCTTCTTCTGTCTCTGGTACATACGACATTCCGGTTTTTGGCATCTCGTTTTTTTCATTCCCAATTTTGTACATCGTTGTTGGGACAGGAACGACCGGGACCTCTTGTCTTATTTCTCCCTTAACAAGAGCGAAATGCTCATTCTTCGGATCAACTTCGAATTCTGCGATTTCGTCTTTATTCCAATATCGAAAAGCAAAGAAACAATCTTGAAGCACTCTGTATTTCATAAGAAACCCCTTTCTTTTTTTTTAATTAAGGCAATACGTCCACGTCTTGAACCAATTGGGCGGTAATATTCCCCGCTGTCATAGGTCCAGTTGCGACGGTGTAGTTAGCGCGAAAATATCTCCGTAATCCAGGCGGAAGTCTGAAGTTACGTTTATATCCTGCAACCAACGTCGCTTTAGGAATGGCCTCCGTGATGTACACAGTCGAAAATGAACTGTTATCAGCGGAATCCTGTAATTCCAATTGCATCGTCGCAGATCCTGCAGCGGTGAATGATGTGGTCACGAGAAACTGGAGAAACGGAGCTCTCGCAATGGCATCACTTGCCACAACTTGATCAACGACGTCCGAGGCCGCACTTGAGGTTACTGCTTGAGCAGAACCAAGAATTGTACTCTTTTCAATAAGCATTTTTATCTCCTCCTTTAGGAAACAGTCGCTTCGGTGTTTAGGATTTGGTCACAACGACGGACCGGATAACCCATAAACCGCAAAGTCGGACGAGCCTCAACACCAGGCGCGGAAGACCAATCATCAAGCGTCACATAGGTATTTTGTTTATTCGCTAATTGAACGCGAAGATAAGACCGCACCAATTGATTTGCATAGAACACAGGCTTTACACCGGTGAGGGAGTAGAGCTGGTCAATGGCAAGACTCATGAATTTCCAGACAGGAGCAGAGGTATCAGAACCACTGGCAGCCGTTTTAAGAGCAGTGGTATCAATGTTGGCGATACGAACCACGTAACGATAGTCAGCAATAGCCAAACCCGCTTTCCATTGGAAACGAGTCACATATGCTTGGAATCGTCCAGTGACAGGAGATTGGGTATCGAATACGGTTTGCTCACCAAGATCTTGAACAACCAAACCGCCAACACTTCCCTTGGGGAATATTCCGAACACAGTATTTGGAGACCATCCCACAAGATAAACAGAGGTATTAACG